CCGTCATCGAATGAGGCCGGGGCCTTCGAGCTTTGGGAGGTAGCCATTTACGGCTTCTCGTCGGAAGGTGCTCCGACTCGACGCTTCATGTCGCAGTTAGACCCGTACTCACCCTTGGTCTGTCCCTGCATCTGGACATTGGTCTTGCCGGACTTGCCGGAGTAGTGTGAAGCGGAACGGTCTGCCATGTTTCTCCTTAAGGTGCGGGGGTCGGGTCGGGATTGATGGGTGGGTCGGCGGGTGGCTGATCGGGAATGGTTGCCACACCGGGAACAGGTGCGGGTGCGGGCGGTGTCTCGTCAGCGGTTAGCGTGCCGGTGAGTGAAGTGATCTGGTCGGTGTTGGCCTGAATCGCTGCGGCGTTAACAGCATCGTCAGGATCGGTACCGACAACCGGCACGTTATTGACTGCCGTGGTCAGATCGACAAGGGCTGCGGTCTGAGCGTCTATCGCATCTTTGGTCTGTGACATGACTAGAATGAACTCCCTTAGTAGTAGGCGGTCTTGGCGATGTAGTTCGAATAGCTCCATATGGCAGAAGTCTCCGTTCGTCTAGTGGGGCCACCCTTGCCCTGCTGAGGTTGTCGGGTGACCCCCCTCGACTAACGATGTGGTCGTCGTCAGGTGAGGCCCTTACTTCCGCTTGTGGCGTCCCTTGTGTCGAGCCATTCGAGCCTCACCCCCTTTCTTGCTAGGGTGCCGCCTTGCATTTGACAAGGAAGCAGCAACGGCTTGCTTCTGCGGGTAACCCGACTTGACCATCTCCGATATGTTCGAAGAGACAGTCTTGCGGGAGCTACCCGGAGAGAGTGGCAACTAGTGGCCCCTACCGCCGTGGGTGCGGAGCTTGCGGACATGGCCGGTGCGACCGATACGCTTCTTCGTACCGAAGCCGCTTCCCTTGGTCCGACCAACTGTGAGTCGACGCATTTACTTCCTCCGTCCTGACTTACGCATAGATGACTTACGGCCAGAGCGGCCACCTGTTTTGAAGATGAGAGACTTGAATGCCACTAGCAGCGCCACCCTTCGGGAGTCTCGCCCGTGTAACGGTCGAGTGAACCGTCGATGATGTGATCGTGCGAGTGACCGAACTTGTCGGGGTTGTCGTCACCCGTGGCGTAACGATCGGGAGTGCGATGTCCACCTGTGGAAGTCGAGACAACTTCAACTTCGTTTTTCGTGGCGGGACCGAGGTATTCTGCCATGCGGCCAGTGTGGGATAGTCAGGCGGGACGGGCAAGCATTATGCGTTCACGACGGATGCGCTTACGTTCCTGCTTGGTTAGGCCACCCCATATGCCATCTGCTATGCCGTTAGATAGTGCGTATTCCAAACACTCTTCTCGGACGTGGCAGGAATCACATACGCGTTTAGCGGTTACTGTTATATCCTGGTGACGACCGATCACTTGGAAGAAGAGTCGATGATCTATCCGTAATATGCGACAAGCTCCTTCTACCATCCAATCGTCATCCACCGTCTAGTAACCCCCTAATGTGGGTGGCCCGTGCCCGGACCAGTCGGTTGAGCAGAACCCCCACCCTTTGCAGCAGCAGCCATAGCCATCATCTGCTGTTGCTGCTGTTCCTTGACTTCCATGCGCTGTTCGATGTCCTGCCAATGGGGGAAGTTGTGTGTTTGCAGGACAGCTTGACGGTCGATAGCGTGCATGGCGAGAAGGGCATCGGCCTCGGCAATGCGAGCCTGACGGGAGGTTGGGTTACCAGAACCGGCCATGATCTGCATAGAGAACTTCATAGGCTCAGCACCACTTGGTGACGGGGTGTAGAAGTGGCGGGCTGCAAGTCGAATGGCACTGTTAGCTCCATCTTCACCAACGATTGCCATAACTCTTGGCGTGTCATAGTTTTGGATTGCAAGGTGAGCGAGTAGGTTGTACTGCTCGGTGAGAGCACGTTCGAGATTCCTAAGCGATCCACGGATGCGGACAAACCCTGCTTCCTGAGTAGACTGCACAGTCTGTTGCGCTTGTCGTCCTGCGGGCTGCTGTCCCTTACTAACACCACTAAGTCCACTGATATTCTCCATGCACTGTTTCCAATAGGAGAGTCCTTGCCATACGTCGGATGAGAGTTTTGGCGGCTCCATCCACATTGGCTTGGCACCTTGGCTGTTGGCCGTCTGACTGTTCATCGACAGTCGGATGCCAGGACGGTTGACTATCTGAGTCCGTTCCAACCCACTGTTCTTAACGTCCATGAAGATTGGGTTGCCGACCAGTTCAATGTTGCCCTGGACTGAAGACAGGATTCGATTGATAGCGATTTGACAGGGAGCGAGATGGCTGACAATGGGTGTCGGCCAGAACTCTCCCATCTCTTCATCGACGTAGCGAGAGTAGGGATGACGATTGTTTTCCCAAAGGTCAACGGCGTATTCATCGAACAGAACAACGTTGCCAGTAAACACGACAACTCGCCATGAGTCGTATACAACCCGCTCCGGTCCAGTGTCGCCAGCCGACCAGTCGGTTTGCTCACGTTCCTCATCCCAGTTCTCCCGAATCCAACATTCGTATACGTCTACACCTTCTGTGAGGATATTGTTCTCGGTGTTTTGGGGAGCCTGTCCGGGTAGTCCCCAAACGGTAGATGTGCTACCGGGCAGGTTACCAGGTTGTGCCATCGGGTACTGTTGCCCGAGTGAGGACTGCGGGCGAGTCGAACTGTCAGCGGAACGGTCGCCGTACATTGCTGCTGCCATGATTGCTCTGTAGTCGGCATCCGGCCGCCTTCGTTCCATCTCGTCCATTGTCATCTTGTGGACTTCGAAGAAGTACTGTGAGTCATTAACGTCGGTAGCGTTCGGGTCGGGATAGAACGACCAAGCATCTACACGCTTGAGGGAAACGTTACCGAGTCCTTCGTCTAGGCCGGAGTCCCAACAGGCTTTGAAGATACCAGCACCGAACTGTGCGGCATCCCATAGGACAAGGAGGATTTCCCGGTCCCAACCTTCGAGGGTAGAGGTTGTGGTGAGGATAGCTTCGAGGTCACCGGCAAGCTTCTGCATGTGGTTGAGGAACTTGTCGCCTGCGGTAGTGGCGGGAGCAGCGACCGGGGTAATCTTCTGGTCGGTCATCCATGCGATACGGGATGAGAGGATGGGGAAGATTTCCGAGTCGGTAACGTTAGGCGTCCACGGTTGCCGGGTGTCCATGCTGTACTGCCGGTTCGTGGTGAGGAGGTAGTTACGCCGCCATGTCGCCTGTAGCTGCTTCTTATGGTTCTTTGCCGTAACGTAGAGTTGGGTAAGCCGCTGGGTTAGCTCCCAGTCTTCGAAGTTACCCATCGGGTCATAGTCGACGTATGGTTCATAGGCGAGAGCCACGCTAATCCTTTAGCTGTCGTAGGCGACGGTTAGTGTCGTCTAGACCTTCATCGGTCACGCCATGAGCAGAGGCATCACGCATATCGGTTGGGTCGACTGGTTGGAAGTCGTGTTCGATGCCGGTACGTGCCGACTGGACTTCCGACTGACGCTTGAGGCCGTCATAGAACTGGTGCTTGTTAGAAACGAACTCCCCGACAGAGTTGTTGAAGTGTTCGGGGAATGCACGGGAATGGTTGAACGACCAGACACGTGTTGGATGTGCGCCACACGTCATGCAGGGGGGAACGTGGTCGAGGTCGATTACCGTGTAGGTGTTACGGCAGGAGGGGCAACGGAATGAATACTGCGGCACTAGCTCACTGCCTCCCACGGTGGTTTCTCGAATAGGTCGTTGGTCCGCTCGAACTCGTTAGCCAACTCGTAGACCAACGGACCTTCGGTAATCGTGGTGACAACGGCTATCGCATAGGCCATCACGGCATCATCGAACATCTTGTAGCTGGCCGGACCTAACTCCCCGTTCGGCAAGTTGACATAGTTCTGCATCTGGTCATAGGTCCGCTCGTCATGTATTGTCAAGGCTTTTTGACCCATAAGCCAAATGACCTGCGCCATTGCCCAGTGCTTCCGCTGGTAGTTGGTCTGCCAACCGAAGGAGGTAGAGAGTTTGCCGGGTGCCTTGTCAGGCCAACGGTGCTGCCATACATTCGGGTAGGCATGATCTTGTATCACTCCGATAGCAGCGTAACCCGGTCCTTCAATCTCCACATTAAGAAGCGCCTCGTTGAAATAGAAAGCAAGCTCCATGAGCTTGTGGGCGAAGATGACGGGATCGACATGACCATGCCATACTGCCACTTGCTCGAAGGTGTATCGGTTGAGGACTTGAATACAAGCGCCATCTCCGTACACTGTCCGAGAAGGATCGCCAGCGATAACATACTTGGACTTGAAGCTAGTTCCTGGGTAACTGAATAGGGTAAGCGGTCCAGTTGCGTCTTTGATGAACTCGATTCGCCCGTTGTTATTGGCGAGCATTCCGGTAACTCCACGCTGGGGGTCGTAGCAGTCATCTAGCCTCTCAAGTGGGAACACGTTAGTGCCGGTGGTCAGGAACGCTTCCTCCGGCGAGCAGGGGTACTCCTGTTTGAACTTGTTTTCGTCCCCGTTCTTAATCTTGTATCGCCGCCATGCGATCTGGCCGGGGTCGAGAGAGTAACGAGTAGCTAGTTCCCGTTCGATAGACGTGTAATCGCGGGTGGTGAGGGTTGTCTCGGGGAAACTGTATTCCTCGTGGTCGAACCAGGGGAAGAACAGAGGCACGTACTGTGACTCACCATGTTTGGCTCGGAGCCATTCTTCGTGGAAGTAGCCACCGACACCGTTAGCCGTCGACTCGATGATAACAACGGTACCGTGTTTGTCGGGGATTGACTCGTTGAGTCCGGTCATTAGCGTTTCGGGGTCTTCC